TATGGTCAAACTCTTGACGATACAAAATCCGCTATAGATAGTAGGGTTACGAATCTTAAGAGTGCAGGAATATTTACTAAATTAGTACACGACTATCCATTCTTCGGTGGAACAGCAGATACTCATGCAATAAATGCGGTTAATGCTACTAGCACATTATTATACTTTGGATCTCCAACACATTCAAACCTAGGAATGATTACAAATGGAGCGAATCAATACGCTTCATTAAATAATTCTTTTAGAAGTGAGGTTCCGTCTTCAGAAGATTGGGCTATTGGTGTTGACACGAACTCATCAAACAGTAAGATAATAATGGGTTCTAGAGACGCTACCAACATAGCTGCTGTTATTAGATATAGATTATCTACACTTCTTGGATATACTACAACAGCTGGATTAACTGTTTCTCCAGCGTTATCATCTGTAAGTGATTCCTTTATTGTAATTTCTCAATACGAGCCACTTATATCAAGGTTGTATAATGATGCGGTAGAGGAGTCAGTTACAACATCATCAAGTGGGCTTATACCAACAACTTATCCTTTATTTATAGGCGCATGGAATAACTATGGAGGTGTTATTGATGCTGTTGCAGGTAATCACAAGTTCGCTTTTGCTTCATCAGGTTTAACACCTACAGAAGTATCAAGTCTTAACACGATAAATAATACATTTCAATCATTTTTAGGAAGATGATAAGGGCTATAATATTAACAAAAGAATTTGCGTTAGCGAATGATGGCAGTATAAATGACAGAAATGTTTTCTCATATTTCATGACATATGATGGTGGATACTATTGTAACGACAACTACATTAATACTAATCCTAACTTGTTTACTTGGGAGCCAATTGAGTATGCTAACATTTCTTTAAGCGATATAGTTGTTGATGAACCTGTAATATTATAAGACATGGATTTAGAAAGTTTAAATGTTTCGCTATATATGTTTATAGCTATAGTCTCTGGAGTTGTTAGTGCTCTTAGTGTTTGGTATAGATTAAAGTCTAAGGTTGACTTGTTAAATATGGATATATATAATGTGAAGCATGAACTACTAATCTTAAGGGAACTGTTTGACAAAAATAAGGATAAGCAGTCTGATTCAATAAATATGTTGAAAGAGGAGATTAGTCAAATGGAAATCAGAATCATCAAAGAGATACATAATTTAGTAAAAATAAAATGAAAGGTAAACTAAAGAAATGGCTTAATGATAACGGTAGAGATGCATTAGGTAGAATATTAGATACTGTAGGCGAGTCAACAAACATTCCATTTGCAAGCAAGATAATAGAGAACATTGGAGAGAGCCTAATGGATGATCCTGAGCTCACTGATGATCAGAAGGCTATAGCCGCAGACATAATAAAGTCAGAGCTTGAAGAGCTTAGAGTTGTCGAAGAAAACCTAACAGCTCGTTGGGTTGCTGATGTGTCTAGCGACAGCAAGCTATCTAAAAGTGCAAGACCATTAACACTTCACTTTATAAGTTTATTATTGCTGTCATACTTCGTAACGGGGTATTGCGGTATACACCTTCCACAAGAGTACACAAGTCTTTTAATAGTTGTTATACCAACCGTATATGGAGGTTACTTTGCGCTAAGAGAGTTTGGAAAACATTCACACAGAAAAAATGTAAGATGAGAGACATAGACTACATAGTGATTCATTGTGCGGCAACAAAGCCGTCAATGGATGTTCCAATTGAGCGAGTTCGCAAGTGGCACTTAGATAGAGGCTGGTCAGACATTGGTTATCATTACTACATTACAAGAGACGGTAAGATTCATAAGGGTAGAGATTTAAGTGTTGTTGGTGCACACGTTAGTGGGTACAACAAGAATAGCATTGGTATATGTTATGAGGGGGGTATAGATGAAAGCGGTAACCCTGAAGACAACAGAACAGATGAACAAAAAAAATCATTAATTAAGGTTGTTAAAGTTTTGAAATTTGTTTTCAATAATGCTATTGTTCAAGGCCACAGAGATTTTCCAAACGTTAAAAAAGCGTGTCCATCATTTGATGCTAAAACAGAATATAAAGATATTTAGATTTTTATCTTATATTTGTAAAAAAATAATTAAATGAAAAAGATTACAAAGAGTGAATTAGAAAACTTACAAGCATTAAACACTGAGTTTTCAAAAACAAGATTATCAATTGGTGACTTAGAATTAACCAAGGCTGAATTGATTAATAAGATTGATGTTATTAAAAGACAATTTAGTGAGATTGAAAAAAAACTAATTACTAAGTACGGAGAGGACTCAGTAATTAATATGCAAACAGGAGAGTTGACAAAGAAAAAATAAACCGCAATGGCAAAGATAAGTACATATGCAATAGATGGAACACCTTCACTTAATGACAAAGTTATAGGTACAGATGTTAATGATAATAACATAACAAAGAATTATACTATTTCAGATATATTATCTTTGGGAGAAGCTAATGGTCTTCAAGAAGTATTAGATATTGGTAATACATCTACTACTCCATTCACTATATCAACTGAAACAAGTTTTTGTGATATTACAAACTTAATTGTTAGTACTGACCTTCGTGTGCATGGGGTTTTAACAGATTCATCAGACGCATTAAATGATGGAACAAAAGTTCTTGGATCTACACCTACAGGATTGCCATTATGGATTCCAACACCTTCTTTTTCTTTGTCGCCTGAATTAGTAATTCAGACGTCATCTCCAAATCCTCAAGAGCCTTCTGGTCTAGACACTGTAAAACAAATTAGCTTTGGTTCAGCTGTTGGAACAATTTCTGACCCTGTAATGACATCTAACGCAGGAGATATCACATTTAATGAGGTTGGAACATACTTTGTAAACGCTACAGGATCTGTATCAAGAACAGGTTCATCAGGTGGTGTTGCCGTATTCTTGTTTAGAGGATTACTTGATGGTGTTCAGTTTGGAAGTGTTGGGGCTGTTTTATTAGATACTCCTGGATTGACGTCACCTGAGATCTTAACGTTCCCATTAGTTATAACATCCCCAGGAACAGTTCTAACTTTTGAGATTTTAAGAGATAGTTCTGGGGTTGATGCTGGAGGAGTATACCCTATATCTACATTAAGTTCTTGGGATGATGCTCCATCTACAACTTTAAGTATTTGGAAAATAGCATAGCTAAAAATTAATTAAATGGATATACGTAAGGTTTCAATAGGTGTTGATTATAAGTCTTCTATGCACTATATAGTTGGACAACCAGTTCTTAATGAATCGCATACAATTCATTTAATACTACTTGATAGTTCTACCAATAATATAAAGATATGGATAGAGAACGAAAACTCAGAGGTTTTACTTTGGAAGCAGTTTAGTCACACTATGCCTATATCCATTGAGTATAATATTAATTTTTAATATGCTTAAAGAAGAAAGAGATAAATTGATTAAGGAGTTAGATGCGTTGAAATTAAAACGTAGTGAATGCACAGACTTTTCAGAGGCTATTGAGATAGCTGATAAAATACATAATATTGAAATGAAATTAAATGGGATCAGACCTTCAGACTCTTATGTTGAGTGCATTGGTTGTGGTTCATAATTAAATATGAAATCGCCATATAACTTTATAGTTAAACCTATAGGTGGCAAGAGATATTCTAATACAAAAGATTTTGGAGGTATTGAGTTTATAATAAGCTCATCAAAGGAAGATCATAGAGTTTCGAATCGTCTTGCTGAGGTAGTCGAACTACCAATTATTTATGATGGGCCTATCATGAAGGGAGACACTCTTCTTGTTCACCATAATGTGTTTAAGTTTTATAATGACATTAAGGGTGTTGAAAGAAGCGGTAGGAGTTACTTTATGGATGATCTATTCTTTATAGAAGAAGGCCAATACTATATGTATAAGCGTGATGGTGTATGGAACTCTTGTAATAACTTTTGTTTTGTAAAACCAATTGATTATGAGCAAGGTTATATATATGAGAATATTTCTGAAAAACCATTGACTGGAACAATGGTGTATTCTAACGATAGGCTTAGAAGCATTGGGATAAACAATGGTGATGTAGTTGGATTTACTCCTGGTACAGAGTATGAGTTTGATGTTGAAGGGGAGAAGCTTTATAGAATGTTTGATAAGCACATAACAATCAAATTAAATGGAAGACTCTAACGATTTAAAAAGGAAGATAATTGCCGCTGGTAGAAAAGCTGTAGAACAATTAATAAAAGTTGCAGAGGAGAAAATTATAAAGCAAGACCCAGAGGATGATTTGGCTGCTGACAGATTAAAGAACGCAGCGGCAACAAAGAAGTTGGCCTTGTTTGATGCGTTAGAGATACTTAGCAGAATGGATGCCGAAGAAGAGTCTATGGACTCTATTGATAATAATAATAAGAGCTCAAGTGGATTTGCAGAAAGAAGAGCAAAAAAATAATCTTTACGTTGTAGTAAAAGACTTAATTCCTAGTGATGTTTTAAAAAGAAAGAACGCATCTAAGAGTTGGGAGTATGGCTATAATGATAAGTATGATGTAGTTGTAATATCTAGGGATGGAACCATTGGTGATATCTATAATATAAATGGACTATATATAGCAATTCCAAAAGAGCCTAAGTCTGTATATAAGAGAAGTCCTATTAAGTCAGATCAGTATTGGGAAAGAAATGACATACCAAAAGATTTAGAAAAGATAAAATCAATATTCCAATGGAATGATATGCCATCAGACTTCAAGAGTAAGTGGGTAGATTATATAGAGGGAGAGTTTGACAACAGGGAGTTTGGATATTGGTTTATGAATAGCGGTGTTCCAACTTACATAACTGGGGCACATTATATGTACTTAAATTGGTCATCAATAGATGTTGGGTATCCAGACTTTAGGGAAGCTAACAGAATACTATACATATATTGGGAGGCTTGTAAAGCTGATGATAGATCTTTTGGTATGATATATTTAAAGATTAGACGTTCTGGATTTTCTTTTATGGGATCTTCTGAGTGTGTGAATATTGGAACATTAGCAAAGGATTCTAGGGTAGGGATACTTTCAAAGACTGGGCCAGATGCTAAGAAAATGTTTACAAACAAGGTTGTACCAATTGCTAACAAGTTACCATTCTTTTTTAAACCCATACAAGACGGTATGGATAAGCCAAAGACTGAGCTTGCGTTCAGGGTTCCTGCGTCAAAAATCACAAAGAAGAATATGTCAATTGTAAGTAGCGAAGATATTGAAGGTCTTGACACTACTATAGATTGGAAAAACACTGATGACAACTCTTATGATGGAGAGAAGTTATTGCTTCTTGTTCATGACGAAAGCGGCAAGTGGACAAAGCCAAGCAACATATTAAATAACTGGAGAGTAACAAAGACTTGTCTTAGATTAGGTAGTAAGATTATTGGAAAGTGTATGATGGGTTCCACATCAAATGCTTTATCTAAGGGTGGAGATGAGTACAAGAAACTTTACTACGACTCTAATCCAAAAGACAGAAATAAGAATGGACAAACAAAGAGTGGTATGTACTCTTTATTTATTCCAATGGAGTTTAACATGGAGGGCTTTATTGATATGTATGGTATGCCTGTGTTAACATCCCCAGACAAGCCAATCATTGGGGTAGATGGATCAAAGATAACAAATGGAGCTATAGATTATTGGCAAGCTGAGGTTGACTCTTTGAAGGGAGATGCTGATGCTCTTAATGAATTTTACAGACAGTTCCCAAGAAATGAATCTCACGCTTTTAGAGATGAGAGCAAAGACTCTATATTCAACTTAACAAAGATATATCAGCAAATAGATTATAACACATCACTGATTGAGAAACACGTTTTAACAAGAGGCTCTTTCCATTGGAAAGATGGAGTTGAGGACTCACAGGTTATATGGACTCCAAATGAAAGGGGTAGGTTTTTGGTTTCTTGGATGCCACCTTCTCATCTTCAAAACAATGTCATAACTAGGAACGGGTTGAAGTATCCTGGCAATGAACACATAGGATCATTTGGTTGTGACAGTTATGATATTAGTGGAACTGTTGGCGGTGGAGGATCGAACGGTGCGTTACATGGTATGACAAAGTATAACATGGATGAAGCACCGAGTAATGAATTCTTTTTGCAGTACATAGCTAGACCGCAAACGGCAGAAATATTTTTTGAGGAAGTACTTATGGCCCTTGTGTTTTACGGTATGCCTATTCTTGCAGAGAACAATAAACCAAGACTTCTTTATCATTTGAAGAGTAGAGGGTATAGAGGCTTCAGCATGAATAGACCAGATAAGGAGTATAACAACCTCTCTAAGACAGAGAAAGAGCTTGGGGGTATACCCAACTCCAGTGAAGCTGTAAAACAGGCTCACGCATCAGCTATTGAGTCTTATATTGAGAAGTACGTTGGTATTGATCTTGAGGGAACGTATAGGCCATCTGATGAGGTTGGTAGTATGCTATTCACAAGAACACTTGAGGATTGGGCAAAGTTTGATATAAACAATAGAACAAAGTTTGACGCATCTATTAGTTCTGGGCTAGCGATTATGGCCAATCAAAAGAACAAGTATAACACTAAAAAAGTTAATTCAAAAATAAAGATTAACTTTGCAAGATATAACAACTCTGGATCACTTAGCGAAATATTAAGATGAAAGAAGAATTAAAGATAGATATACCATATTTAGGATTCCCTAATCAGTTTGTCACAGACAAGGAGAAAGCGACAAATGATTTTGGTTTACAAATAGGAAGAGCCATTCAGTATGAGTGGTTTAGAAAGGATGGAACAAGTTGTAGGTATTACGATAGATGGAACGAATTCAATAGGAGAAGACTATATGCTAGAGCGGAGCAGCCAATTGGTAAGTATAAAAATGAATTAGCTGTAGACGGAGACTTATCATATTTAAACCTTGACTGGACACCTATCGCTATTATACCTAAATTTGTTGATATTGTTGTTAACGGAATGTCTGACAGACTTTTTGAAGTTAAAGCTTATGCACAAGATGCTTTATCATTAAGAGAAAAGGAAAAGTTTAAAGATGTCATTCAAGGTCAAATGGTTGCCAAACCAATCCTAGAACAGATACAAAAAGATTTTGGTATTAAGACATTTATTAATAACCCAGACGAGTTACCAAAAGATGATTCCGAGCTTAACCTATATATGGAGCTTAACTATAAGCCAGAGATAGAAATAGCTGAGGAGGTGTCTATATCCACAATATTTGCTGAGAACCATTTTGATGATTTAAGAAAGAGAGTTGATTATGATATTACCGTATTAGGTATTGGAATTGCTAAACATCAATTCTTGAAAGGCAACGGAATACAGATTGACTATGTAGACCCAGCATATGTTGTTCATAGTTATACAGAGGATCCTTACTTTAAAGATGTATTTTATTGGGGAGAGGTAAAAACTCAGCCTATAACAGATGTAGTTAAAATTAAACCAGACATTACTGATGAGGAGTTAGAAGAAATAAGTCAGTACAGTCAGAGTTGGTATGACACATATAATGTGCCGTATGTTAACGAGAACGATCTATTTAACAGAGACACTTGTACTTTACTATACTTCTCATATAAGACAACAAAATCATTTGTATATAAGAAAAAGATTAGCGAAGGTGGTGGGTCAAAGGTTATAGAGAAGGATGACGAGTTCAATCCACCAGATGATATGATGGAGTCAAACAACTTCAAGAAGATATCTAAGAAGATTGATGTTTGGTATGAGGGAGTGATGGTTATGGGTACAAACATTATCCTTAAGTGGGAGATGGCCAAGAACATGGTTCGACCTAAATCTGCTACACAAAATGTAATGTGTAACTATGCGGCTGTGGCTCCACGTATGTATAAGGGTCGTATAGAGTCGTTAGTAGAAAGAATGATTCCGTTTGCTGACCTTATACAGATGACGCACTTAAAGCTACAGCAAGTTATTTCTCGTATTGTACCAGATGGTGTTTTTATAGATGCTGATGGATTAAACGAGGTTGACCTTGGAACTGGAGCAGCGTACAATCCAGAGGATGCGTTAAGATTGTATTTCCAAACTGGTAGTGTTATAGGTAGAAGTTATACCCAAGATGGTGACTTCAACAATGCTAGGGTTCCAATTCAAGAACTAAACAGTAGTTCAGGAAACGCTAAGATGATGTCATTGATAAATGCATACAACCATTATCTTAACTTGATAAGAACTGCAACTGGGTTAAACGAAGCTAGAGATGGTTCAATGCCAGACCCTGATTCATTGGTTGGTTTACAAAAATTAGCTGCGTTAAATTCAAACACAGCAACAAGACATATACTTCAAGGTTCTTTATTTATAACAAGAACAATAGCAGAAGGTCTTTCTTCAAGAATATCTGATGTATTAGAATATTCAGAATTTAAGGATGAGTTTGCTATGCAGATTGGTAAACACAATATGTCTGTGATTGAGAAGATAAAAGACTTATATTTATTCGACTTCGGAATATTTATAGAAATTGCTCCAGACGAGGAAGAGAAGAGAATGCTTGAGCAAAACATACAGATAGCTCTACAGAGAGGGGATATAAATCTTGAAGACGCAATAGACATAAGAGAGATTAAAAATATAAAACTTGCTAACCAACTTTTAAAAGTTAAAAGAAAGCAAAAGGTAGAGAAGGATCAACAATACGAGATGCAGAAACAGCAAGCTCAACAACAAGGGCAAATGCAATCTCAACAAATGGCGGCTCAAACTGCAATGCAAAAGATTCAGATGGAGACCCAATCTAAGATTCAAATAAAGCAGGCTGAGATTCAGCTTGAGTCTAAGAAGATGCAACAAGAGGCAAATCTAAAACTAGCACTTATGCAACAAGAGTTTGATCTTAATATGCAGCTTAGAAAAATAGACGTTAAATCTAAGACCGAGAGAGAGATGTTAAAAGAAAAGGCTAAAGACAAAAGAATAGATCGTCAGAATACTCAGCAGTCAAAACTAATTAGTCAGCGTAAGTTTGATTTACCTCCAATAACTTTTGAGTCTAATAAGGATAGTCTGGATGGGTTTGACTTAGCAGAATTTGAACCTAGATAATAGCTTAATACTATTAAAAAAATAAATATTAATTTTGTAAACAATTAAAATTAAATAAAATGGAAATAAAAGTAAGAGCAGTAGAAGGAAGTGAAGAAAAATCTGTTCAAGAAGTTGAACAAGAATTACTAGATAAGGCAGAGCAAAACAATGTTCAGAGTCAAGAGATTAACACTAGATCAGAAACAAGTGACAGTGAAGTTAATGTCAACAGTAATGAGCAATTAACTGAGGCTTCTAATAGTGAAGCACAAACTCAATCCTCAGAGTTAAAAGAGGAAGACGTTCTTTCATTTGTTAGAAATAAATATGGTAAGGAGATTAATTCGTTTGAAGATATATTTTCAAATGAACCAAAGGAAGACCTTCCAGAGGACGTTGCTACTTACTTAAAGTTTAAAAAAGAAACTGGGCGTGGGATAAATGATTTTATTAAGTATAATGAAAACATTGAGGAACTTAGCCCAGAAGATATTTTAGCTAGATACTATGCTGATGTAGAGTCTGACCTTGACTCTGAAGAGATCAAGTATATTATTAAAGACAAGTTTGGATATGATGAGGACTTAGATGATGAGTCTGACATCAAGAAAAAACAGATAGCTAAAAAGAAGGAGCTTGCAAAAGCTAAAAAACATTTAGAGGAGTTAAAGGAGAAATACTCTGTGCCGTTAGAGTCTAATGGCTTACCAGGATCTCCTGAATCATCTAAAGAGTTTAATGCTTACAAGAAATACATAGATGAATCGAAGACGTATCAAGAAGAGGTTAGCCGAAAGGCTGATTGGTTTAGGAAGAAGACTGAGGAAGTTTTTGGTGACGAGTTCAAAGGTTTTGAGTTCAACATTAATGACAGCCAAGTTTACTACAGCCCCTCGGACAGAAATGAATTAAAGAACTCTCAATTAGATGTGTCGAACTTTATTTCGAAATTTTTAGATGAGAGTGGTTTGATGAATGATGCTGTCGGATATCACAGAGCTTTATCTATGGCAATGAATCCTGACAAGTATGCTAAGTTCTTTTACGAACAAGGCAAAGCTGATGCAGTAGAGAAATCTGCTCGTGTTTCTAAAAATATAGACATGGATATGCGTTCTACACCGCAATCAGTAAATACTCAAGGAACAAAAATACGATCAGTAGGTGATACATCAGGTAAAGGCCTACGGATCAGAAGTAGTAAAAAATAATTATTAACAGTTTAAAAATTTAAAAAATGGCTGGATCTTTAATTGCTGGTGGTGTTGCGTTACAACCGTCAGCGGAACAGGTGGCATTGTCCACAAATTACATTACAAACTTTGATTTCTTAAATCAGTATCTTCCTGATACTTATGAGAAAGAGTTTGAGAGATATGGTAACCGTACCTTATCTGGATTTTTACGAATGGTTGGAGCAGAGATGCCTTCTAACTCAGACCTTATCAAGTGGGCAGAACAAGGACGTTTACATACTAAGTATGAAGACTGTACAACTTCTACTCTTGCTGGTACTGATACTGCTACATTTACTATTAGTGATACATTAGTACCTGGTAGCGGTTCAATTGCAGTTCGTGTTGGTCAAACAATTCACATTACAGCTAACGCTGGAGGTGGAGAAAACAAAGCAATCGTTACTGCTGTTGATACTGTTTCTGGAACAATTGATGTTGCTTTCTATGAAGCTGGTGGATTGGATGCTGTTGTTGCAGGTGGTACTAACAGTATTTACATCTATGGTTCTGAGTTCAAAAAAGGAACTAATGGAATGCAAGGTTCTTTAGAGGCTGATGATATCTTCTTAGAAAACAACCCTATCATCTTAAAAGATACTTATGCTGTTTCAGGATCTGACATGGCTCAAATCGGATGGGTTGAGGTTACAACTGAGAACGGAGCTTCAGGATACCTTTGGTATATGAAGTCTGAGCATGAGACTCGTCTACGTTTTGACGATTACCTTGAGACTGCAATGATTGAGGCTAAACCTGCTGAGGCTGCTTCTGGAGCTGTTGCTGCTGGTTTCGTTGGATCTGAGGGTGTATTCCACGCTGTAGAGAACCGAGGAAATGTTTGGAGTGGTGGTTACCCAGAGTCTTTAGGAGATTGGGATACTGTTATCGCTCGTCTTGACAAACAAGGTGCTATCGAAGAAAACGTTATCTTTAATAATCGTGACTTCGGTTTTGCTATTGACGATATGTTGGCTGCTCAAAACTCTTACGGAGTTGGTGGTACATCATACGGATTGTTTGATAACGACAAAGAGATGGCATTAAACTTAGGGTTCACAGGATTCCGTAGAGGATATGACTTCTATAAGTCTGACTGGAAATACTTGAATGATCCTACAATGCGTGGTGGTCTTGCTTCAGGTGTTGTTAGCGGATTGTTAGTTCCTGCTGGATCTACTTCAGTTTACGATCAAATCTTAGGTAAAAACGCTAAGAGACCATTCTTACACGTTCGTTACCGAGCTTCACAAACAGAAGACAGACGATACAAAACTTGGATCACTGGTTCTGCTGGAGGTGCTGCTACTAGCGACTTAGATGCAATGGAAGTTAACTTCTTGTCTGAGAGAGCAGTATGTGTTATGGGTGCAAACAACTTCGTAATTTTCGAAGGATAACCTAATATTGGGGAGAGGTTTAGGCTTCTCCCCTTTTTTTTAAATTCTAATTAAATTTTATAAAATGAAAAACAAAAATGCAGAGTCGAAAGACATGGTGTTTGTTCTTACTAGAAAAAACCCACCATTGAGTTTTATGCTCAATTCAAGAAACACAAAATCAAACCCATTGTTTTATTGGGATGAGGAACAAGGGATTAATAGATCCTTAAGATATGCTAAGAATCAAAGATCACCATTTGAAGATGAGCAAGATGGAACAGCTATTATAGAGCCAATTATTTTTAATGATGGTTCTTTATTTGTACCAAGAACAAATCCAACACTTCAAAAATTTATGCTATGTCATCCAAGCTATGGCAAGACATATAAGCAACTTGACAATGAGGTTGATGCAACCAAACAAATTGATGATATTAATCTTGAGGCTGATGCTTTAATAGAAGCTAAAACATTAAGTATTGAAATGTTGCTTTCTGTTGCTAGGGTACATTTAGGATTAAACACAGATAAGTTTAGTATCCCTGAGATTAAGAGAGATGTGTTGTTGTTCGCTAAAAATTATCCAAGAGATTTCTTAGATGCGGTAAATGATCCAGAGCTTTCAGTTAATGATATTGTAGCTAGAGCATTTAATGAGGGATTAATTAGATTTAGAAACTCGAACAAGGATGTTTTCATGAACATTAACAGTAATAAAAAGAAGCTAATGACTTTACCTATTGGGGCTGAACCAATAGAGGCTGTGTCTGCATTATTAAAGAGTGATGACGGGTTGCCGACATTGGAATTAATTAAGCAACATTTAGAGGAATAGAGTTTATAACTATATGATTATTAAGAGAGGGTCTAATAAACCCTCTTTTTTTTATTTTATTATCTTTGTAAAAAAGTCTTGAGATGATAAACTCAGTTAGGAATACAGTGCTATCTGTATTAAATAAAAATAATTATGGTTATATATCACCATCAGATTTTAACTTGTTTGCAAAGCAAGCACAGTTAGATATATTTGAAAATTATTTTTACAAGTATAATTATTACATAAACAAAGAAAACGCAAGGTCGTCTGGAACTGAGAATGCGGATATATCTAAATCTTATTCAGAAGTAATAGAAAGCTTTTCAAGTACATTTGGTTTAATGCAAAGTGTTTATGGAGAAGAAAGCAACTTCATGTATTTGCCTTACGATTATTATTTAATTAGTAAGATAAATTATTATCCAAACAAGTTATCGTCTGGAGTTGTAACAACTGTAACAAGTAATAGACTTGTTGATGCTACTGCAACCTTTTCTACAGATGGTGTTAGTTCTGGCAACATAGTAGTTAACACAGACACTGGAGCTGTAGCATATGTTATATCAGTAGTGAGTGAAACTGAACTTATATTAACAGTTGATATATTTAAAACATTAACAGAGAGTTATTCAATATCTACAACCACAGGCATAAGAGAAGTTGAGAAAGTTAGTCAGAATAAAATATTCTTGTTAAACAGTTCAAACATAACTGCACCTAATGTTTTATATCCTGCCTATGTAATTGGTGGAGCTACTGACAGTTTTATCGGTAACACAGCTACTATATACCCTGAAACAATAAAGAGTCCAGGGTCTGTTATAGCTGAGTACATAAGATATCCAAAAGATCCTAAGTGGACATACATAGATGTTCCTTCATCAGACGGGGAGCCATTATATGATCCTACACAACCAGACTTTCAAGATTTTGAGTTGCCA